ATTAACGATCTCTTGCCGTTCGTCCTGTGGCGTTGCTCCGTAATAAAGTGCGACCGAATCGGGCCCGAAACGGTCGCGCAGGGTCTGGCAAATCTGTTGGATATCGTGAGTGTACGAAGCCCAAATGATTGCCTTCCCTGATAGCTCGTCTGTAATGCTTGTTAGCTCATTCAGACGGTTGTTCTTTAGCGGTTGTATCTGTCCAACATCCGGTTGGAAGAAACCACAGCAAATCTGTTGTAGACGCATGATCTGGGTCAAGACACTTTCTGTCGTTGCAAGCTCCCCGTTCTCAAGCTGTGCAAGAGCCAGCTTCTTCATCTGCCCGTAAACCTTGGCCTGTTCGTCGGTCAGTTCTACGTTGCGCCGAGTATAAATTTTGTCTGGGAGGTCTAGGCAGTCTTCTTTTAAAACTCGGGTGGAGAAGCTAAACAACTTCTCGTTTAACTCGTCTAACCTGCGGTATCCCGTTATCTCTTGAAAACTACGCGCTCCCATCACACGTTTCTGAACTATAGCGTATCTGTTCTGAAAAGCAAAGAAGCTGTTATAACCAAGCGCTCGTTCATCTAAGAAGTTGCACTGGCTAAACAAATCCATTGGGCTCTTGGTAACAGGAGAACCAGTGAGTATGCGGCGGTACTTACTGTACTTCGTCAATACCATTAGGTTCTTTGTGCGCTGGGCCTTGCGGTTCTTGATAGTCGTGCTTTCGTCTACGATCATCATATTGTCAGGGTTCTGCACAAGAAAACGGCCCGCGGCTCTCGCACCTCTGGGTGAGGAGAACGCCTCTACGTTTATGACAAAGATCTTTAACCCGTCGTAGTCTTCCATTATTAATTCTTCGAGTTCTGCGGCAAACTTCTTGCTTGAAGAGGGCGTCCAGCTTACTATCCTACGCTCAATGCGCTCCGGTAGATGCAAGGGTATTTCCCCAAGAGCCCAGTTGTCGTACACACCTTTAGGAGCCACGATTAACGCGGCCTTTATTTCGCCTTTTTCAAAAAGAACGCCAATGTTATCTATAGCGACTTTACTCTTTCCAGTGCCCATCTCCATAAAGTACGCATGGAAGCTCGCGGACCACGAATCTTCTAACGCTTTAAGCTGATGATCGAAGGGTTCTGTTTTATACTGGTACAAAGTTTTCTCCTTTTGACGCTTGACTATGAGAACTTATACGAATATAAGCGTCTTTGTCAAGGCCGTAAAAGGGTCTTTAACAGCGAAAGAGAGAAAAATGACAGATATACTATCTATGATGGAGGCCGACTTCGAAAGTAACGTCGCATCGTCCATCGAAAAGGGCAACCTTGGTGGCATAGCCATACTAGCCCGCAAAATACGAACAGCCCAGCAAGAAGTCGAAGAGATTGAGAAAGACCTCAAGTCTCGCAAGAAAGACTTGCTGAAGCTGACAGATGAAGAACTACCTTCTGCCATGCAGGAACTAGGTATTTCCTCGTTCTCATTGGACGACGGTTCTACTGTAGACGTAAAGCCTACATATGGAGCCAGCATCCTCGTTGCCAACAGGCTTCATGCCTACGCTTGGTTGCGCGATAACGGCTACGACGACATAATTAAAAACGTCGTTTCTTGTGAGTTTGGTCGTGGAGAAGACGACAAGGCCAGCGCATTTAAAGCGTTTGCCTCTAACGAGGGGTTTCCGGCGGATCAAAACGAAAGCATCCATTCGGGCACACTAAAGGCTTTTGTGCGTGAACGTGTGGAAGCTGGAGAAGACTTTCCAATGGAACTTTTCGGGGCCTACATAGGTCAACGTGCTATTATCAAAGGAGCAAAATGATGGCGAATGCAGTATCAAAAACAAAGCAGGCAGAAGTCGTAGAGTTTGATGCGTCTATGTTTGAACAGGACGCGGGCGCGGGTAACGAAAACATAGGATCAGATGATCTTGCGTTGCCGTTTCTCAAGCTGTTGAGCGGGTTAGATTCCTTGCTGGACACACACGAAACCGCTCGCAAAGGTGATATCTACAACACTGTCACAGGCACTGTAATAAGCGGTAAAGAGGGTGTTAGTGTAATCCCTTGCGCCTATCAGCGCGTGTTCATTCAGTGGGTTCCAAGGGGCTCTGGTACAGGCGCACCGATGAATGTGTATAAGCCAAACGATCCAGCTATGCCTAAAACTGAGCGTAGCAAAGAAGATAACAAAAACTACGTTATCGGCGGTGACGGTGACTACATAGAAGAAACTCACCAGCACTACGTTATGATCGTCAACGAAGACGGTTCAACAGAAACTGCTTTGATTGCAATGAAGTCCACACAGCTAAAGAAGAGCCGTAAGTGGAACAGCATGATACAGTCTGTAACCATGCAGGGTAAGAACGGTCCGTTCACACCACCCCGCTTCTCTCACGTTTACCGCATCAAAGCGGAAGCAGAGGAGAACTCCAAAGGTAGCTGGCACGGTTGGGAAATGTCCCGAGAAAACCCCGTGCAAGACGCTTCCATCTACGCTAGAGCAAAAGCGTTCTCAGAAAGTGTTCTTACTGGGGACGTGGTTGTAAAGCACCAAAACGATGAAGACAAAGGCGAAGGCGCTGACGACATCCCGTTTTAAGTTTTACTAGGGGGCTGCCTCGGCAGTCCCTGCCGCAAGGACATAACCATGACAGTTAAAAAGTTCTCGTCTATCTTTGATGGACTAAAAGAAGCTTACGGCACATACCGGATTGAGAAAACTCAGTCCAACGGGAAAAATACAGGTAAAGCAGGCATCGTTCGTGAACCGCGCAACGCGGGTCTGTGGGAAGGCCACCTTTCGGGTAAGGGAAACTCTATCGGAATTATCCCGATTAACGCAGATAATATGTGCAAGTGGGGCTGTGTAGATATTGACCAGTACCCGCTGGATCACAAAGTTCTTTTAGAAAAGATCAGGAAGCTTAAACTTCCGCTTGTCGTATGTCGCTCTAAGTCTGGCGGAGCGCACTGCTTCCTATTCTGTAAAGATTGGGTTGAAGCAAAAGACATGCAGAAGTCTCTTAAAAGTGTAGCCGCCGCGCTGGGCTACGGCGAGAGCGAGATATTTCCAAAGCAGATCAAACTTCACTTAGATCGTGGAGATGTAGGCAACTTTCTAAACCTACCTTATTATAATGCAGAAGATGGTCTGCGCTACGGCATCCTAGACGACGGCACTTCGGCCACGCTAGAAGAGTTCTTTGAGCTATATGAAACCCACGCTCAAACGCCAGAGCAAGTCCAGAAGCTTCAGATAACAGAAGCAACCGAAGCAACGCCCGTAAGAGACGGCCCTCCGTGCCTACAGCACCTAGTAAAAGATAAAATCTCTGAGGGTGGGCGCAATAACGGTCTGTTTAATATCGGTGTGTATTTACGCAAAGCGTTCCCAGATAGCTGGGAGACAGAGATCCTGACCTACAATATGCAGTATTTTGAGCCGCCGTTGCCGTTATCAGAAGTTATGGTCGTTGCGAAACAGCTTGAGCGCAAAGATTACGCCTACCGCTGTAGCGACGCGCCTATCAACGCGCACTGTAACAAAGAGCTATGCCAGACCCGTAAGTTTGGTATCGGCTCCGCTGTGCAGAATGCAACGGTAGCAAATCTGCGTAAGTATAACTCAACGCCGCCTGTCTGGTTTATGGATGTAAACGGCGAGCCGCTGGAGCTAGACACTGACGCCCTGATGAGCCAGCCGCTGTTTCAGAAAGCCTGCATGGAGCAACTCAACTTCATGCCGCGAAGCGCCGCAAAGCAACAGTGGGAAGGCCGTATCAGTTCTCTGCTTACCGAAATGCGCGAGAACGAAAGCGCAATCATGGAAGTAGCAGTGGATGCCAGTGTTAGCGGTCAGTTCTACGACTATCTTGAAGAGTTCTGTCGCTTCCTACAGCAGGCGCAGGATAAAGAAGAGATCTTACTCCGCCGCCCTTGGACCGACGAAGACGCAATGGTAACCTTCTTCCGCCTAAAAGACTTCGAAAACTTTCTAAAGAAGAACAAATTCTTTGAGTACAAGTCACACCGCATTGCCCAGCGCCTTCGTGACATTAACGGCGATAGCACCGTTCTGAAGATCAAAGGCCGCGCAGTGCGGGTCTGGCAGATCCCAGCATTTGAGATTGGGGACATAGATATAACAACCCCAGACTTTACTCCAAAACAGGAGAGTCCGTTTTGACAGACACAGTTCTTAAAAAGATGCGAAACGCAGAGATCGTCCGAATGATCGACGAACATCACATGACAAAAACCGCCGTCGCTAAATGGTTTAAAATAAGCAAACAGCGCGTGTGGCAGATTTACGAAAGGGAGAAGAAAAATGTTCAGGATATTCGGCCCTCCCGGAACGGGAAAGACAACCAGACTTCTTAACATGGTTGACGACGCGCTCCAAAAGGGCGTGGCCCCAATGAACATAGCCTTCCTAGCTTTTACACGCAAAGCCGCCAACGAAGCAAAAGAACGCGCCGCGAAACGCTTTGGCTTAGATCCCAAGAAGGACCTGTTCTACTTCCGGACACTGCACAGCCTAGCTTTGACCTGTTCTGACATACGCCCCGAACAGGTAATGCAAGACGAAAACTATAGAGAACTCTCCAGAGAGATGGGAGTACAGCTAAACGTAGCACGTACCAATAACTTTGCTGACGATCTTCCAGATATGACCAAAGCAACAGACCCTATCTTGGGTTTGATTAACCTCGCCCGAATGCGCAAAGTGCCGCTTCGCCAACAGTACAACGAAACCCCAATTGAAATAGAGTGGAATATTGTAACCTACGTGGACAAGTGCCTAACCAGCTACAAAGAAAACATGGAGTTGTTCGACTTCACCGATATGCTGGAAAGTTTTCCTAAAGAGGGTCAGTATAACTGTCCTAACTTTGACCTATGCTTTGTAGATGAAGCGCAAGACCTTTCTCCTTTACAATGGGACATAGCGCACATCCTAGACGAACGATCAAAAAGAATGTACTGCGCGGGCGATGATGACCAAGCCATATACCGTTGGGCAGGCGCAGATGTAGACCACTTTATCGGGTTGGACGGCGGATCAGAAACCCTGTCACAGTCTTACCGCGTTCCCTTCCTAATCCACGAACTGGCAGAACGGGTCGTGTCCCGTATCGGTAAGCGCTTCCTTAAAGAATACAAACCAAAGGTCGATGAATACGGCTCAATACGCCGTATCTTCAGCGTCGAAGAGATCGACATGTCAGAAGGATCGTGGCTCATCCTCGCCCAAGCCGGATACCAACTACAGCCCGTAGCCACAGAACTCCGGTCCTCCGGATACCTGTTCATAAATCGCGGCCATCGCTCCATCTCCGAAAAGATATCCGACGCCGTTAACGGTTGGGAGCAACTGCGCAAAGGCAAAGAAATCACAGGAGCCGTAGCGCGTAAAATATACAGCTACATGTCAACTAAAGACCGCGTGAAAAGAGGCTTTAAAACCCTGACCGCCGTCGAAGATACAGACTTCGTAACCCTCGAAACACTGACCGCGGCCCACGGGCTTCTGGCTACAGAAGATATGGTTTGGCACGTTGCTATGGACAGACTTCCAGAGAACGACAGAGCCTACATCATTGCAATGCTTCGACGCGGCGAACGCTTTAACGGCGAGCCACGCATAACCGTGTCAACGGTTCACGGGGCAAAGGGCGGAGAGGCGGACAACGTAGTTCTATTTACAGACCTTTCTCCCGCCGCCGAAGAACAAATGAATGTTAACCCAGACGACACGCACCGCGTATTCTATGTGGGCGTAACCCGCGCTAAACAAAGCCTGTTTATCGTGGAACCTCAAGATTTCACAAGGAGTTATGATCTATGAATTGTTGGTGGGAAGATTTAGGATTGATGCGTAGGTTGTATCGATACGATTCTAAGAGCGGTTTTATTTATGCCTGCGATAGATTGCCAGAAGATTTTTATGATACGGGTGAGGGTAGTTCTTTTGTGAGTGCGGAAGGTGCTGCGTCTAAATACAATATTGAGCGCAGTGGAAGGGCAGCTTTCAACAGGCGTGTTAGGACAGTTAGATCGACGTGTGATTACTTAAGAGGCAGTTCTTCCTATCGCGGCATTCAAAAGAATTTGCTTGCACACCGCGTTGGATTTTTTTTGTATCACGGTCATTACCCTGTTTGGCCTAATTCCGTGGATCATATTAACCATAACGGTTGTGATAACAGGATTGTTAATTTGCGCGAGGTTACGGCTAGGGAACAGTCTATGAATACTAGGTTGAGCAAATCAAACTCATCGGGTGTTAAAGGCGTGAGTTTTTTGAAGGATCGTGGGAAGTGGCGGGCTTCTGCTAACATCAATGGCAGGAAGAAAAATCTTGGAACATTTTCTAATTTAAAGGATGCGATTGCAGCTAGGAAAGCTGCGATGATTGATGCCTAATTTATGGAGTTATGATTTATGACAGTTCTTTGGAATTATAAATGCGCTTGCGGGTACAAGTGGACATGTTGGTGGAACAAATATTCTCAAGATGCCTGTGAGAAATGCGATAAATGGGTCTATCCCGAGGAGAAAATACAATGAATTGTTGGCATTGCAAGACAGAACTTATTTGGGGCGGCGATCACGACTGTGACGTGGAAAGCTTTTCCACAGGAATAGCCGCAAACGAGGGTGAAGACGTTGAATGTATGCACGAGGATTACAGCATGGTCACTAACCTATCCTGCCCCAAGTGTAATTCGATGGTGCTAGTATATTATCCAGAAGAAAAGGTTGGTAACTTATCCGTCCAAAATGGAGACTCTGATGAAACGTGATGAAATACTGGATTTGTCAAAAGAACTGATAAACGGCCAACGCGCCAAGGACTACGGCGATGCGTTCGACAACCACAGCCGGATAGCAGAGGGTTGGAACATTATTATGAAAGGCGCACTGGTAAGCCACGGGGAACTGACCGCGCAACACGTTGTGTTGATGATGGATTGGGTGAAGACAGCACGGCTACTTAACACTCTGGATCACGATGATTCTTGGATAGATAAAGTTGGTTATAGCGCTCTTGGGGGAGAGTTCTCACAAAAGAACGAAATGATCCAAGAGATAGAAGCCGTAAAAAGAAAGTTACAAAAATGAAGCTTAAAATAGCCAGCCCTTCGCTAAAGTCAGAGTGGGTTCCACCCGCAGAACTTCCAGACCTAACAGGCGCAACTACAATTGCTATCGACGTAGAAACCCGTGACCCAAACATCAAAACAAGCGGACCCGGTTGGGCTGTTGGAGATGGTGAAGTGGTCGGCTATGCAGTGGCTACAGCAGATTGGGCAGGCTATATTCCTACACGACACCGTGGTGGCGGAAACCTAGACGAAAAGATAGTCAACAAGTGGCTCAAGAAAGTCTTTGACTGCCCCGCCGATAAAGTAATGCACAACGCACAATATGACGTAGGTTGGATCAAACGTATGGGGTTTGAGATAAACGGGCGGATAATCGACACAATGGTTGTTGCTTCGCTTCTGGATGAAAATAAGTTTTCCTATGCACTAAACTCACTAGCGTTTGAGTATCTGGGGCTGGCAAAGAACGAAAGCCTACTCAGAGAAGCCGCCAAAGAGTTTGGTTTTGATCCAAAGGCAGACATGTGGAAAATGCCCGCCATGTACGTTGGACCCTACGCCCAGACAGATGCAGAAGTTACCCTGCAACTCTGGGACTACCTAAAGGTGGAGATCGGTAAGCAAAACCTCTGGAGTATCGTCAACCTAGAGCTAGATTTGCTCCCCTGCTTGGTCAACATGACTTGGCGCGGCGTCCGCGTTGATATGGACAAAACCGAAAGAACGCGGGACGCGATCCTAAAACGGGAGAAATTAGTCCTAAAAGAGATAAAAAGCTTAGTCGGCAGAGATGTAGAGATATGGGCGGCAAATTCTATTGCAAAAGCCTTTGATGACCTGTCAATACCTTACCCAAAGACAGAAAAGGGTGCGCCCTCGTTTAAAAAGCAGTTTCTGGCAGAACACAGTGAGAAATTGCCACAATTAATTGTCCAAGCCCGCAGTTTAAACAAAACCAGCGGAACTTTTATCAATAACATCCTAAAATTCTGTCACGGCGACGGTCGAGTGCATTCGCACATCAATCAGATACGCGGAGACGATGGCGGCACAGTTTCGGGGCGTTTTTCTATGAACAACCCCAACTTACAGCAAATCCCGGCCCGCGATCCTGAGATTGGGCCACTTATACGGTCTTTGTTCCTTCCAGAAGAGGGAGAACAGTGGGCGTCAATAGATTACTCGCAACAGGAACCGCGGATCTTGGTTCACTACGCTCATGTCTATGGAAAAAGCAGAGATGTGCCACTAAGGGGCGTTGATGAGTTTGTAACCAGCTACCGCGAAGATCCGAACATGGATTTTCACACAATGGTTGCAGAAATGGCCGACATTCCTAGAAAACAAGCA